TTTAAATGATGTTCATTTTGAAGAATAGTGTATCTATATTAAGAAACTTTATTATAAATATAAAGCTAAGAGAGTTGTTATCGACGGTAATGGTATTGGTCTTGGTCTTGTTGATTACTTAGTAAAAGGCTAGACAGATCCAGATACCAATGATGTTATTCCAGATTTTGGCGTCGAGAATGATGAAGATGGTGAATATAAGAAGTATCGCACAGAATAGTGCGAAGAAAATGCTGTATGGATTATTAAGGCTACTGCGCCAATTAATACTGAAGTACATGGCAATGTGCAGAGTATGATGCAAGCTGGTCGTGTAAAGATGCTGATTGATGAACGTGTTGCCAAGGTAAAACTTATGGCTACTAAGCGGGGACAAGATATGAAACCTGAAGAAAGGGCAGAGTACCTTAAACCGTTTACCCTAACTTCCATATTAAAAGAAGAGATGATGAACCTTCGTGAAGAAAATGAAGGTGTCAACATCATTTTGAAGCAAGCTAACAAAGGTATTAAAAAAGATAAATTTTCTGCATTTGAATACGGATTATATTATATTAAATTAGAAGAAGATAAACGAAGAAAAAAGAATAGACATAGATTTAGTGAAATGTTATTTATGAATTGAGGTGTCAAAATGCGAGCTTCAAGAGGAGAAATTAAAATTGAAGAAATATTGCGCGAAGCTGGTCTAAATTTTACAGAGGAACAAATCTTCGAAGGGCTTAATAGTCCGAATGGTAGACCTCTTAAATTTGATTTTTGCGTATTTGATGATGATGGAAATATTGATTTTTTGATTGAATACTAGGGGAAACAACATTATGAACCTTCCTCTAAGTATGGCGGCAAGCAAGGTTTTTATCGTCAACAATTCAACGACAATAAGAAAAGACGCTTTTGCGCGTTAAATAATTATAATCTAATCGAGATCCCTTATACTGAAGAGAATTTGATTACTTATGATTATATTATGGAAAAAGCTGGATATTAAGGAGGGATTGAATTGGGTGATCGTCAATAGGACATCCACGCTAAGGGCTTTTCAATCGTTCAACGTCCAGAACTTAGAGATATCTATGGAAGTCAAGTAGATTATGGCAAGGTAAGAGTTGGTTTCTAGACTCTAGATGATGCCATTGTTGATCTTGGATCTTTGAAAAAGATAGATCATAGAACTTTTAGTAAGATGCAGATCCTTCAAGCACTTGCGCGCAAGGATTGGAAAACTTTACGAGATATATCCAATTATTTCTTTGAAGTCAGTGGAATGTATGAAAGATTATGTAAATACTTTGCTGGACTTTATCGTTATGACTGGATGGTTATGCCCTATGTAATTGAAGAAAACGAAAAAAAGAATGAAAAAATTCTTGATGATCTTTCTAAAGCACTTGACTTTATGGATGAGAGTGGGATTAAAAAACTCTGTAATGATATAGCCTTAAAGATAATCGTTGATGGTTGTTATTATGGCTATGTTATTGAAACCTCAAAAGGTTTTACAATTTAGGAATTGCCTATTGCATATTGCCGCAGTCGTTTTAAAGTTGGTAATGTACCAGCTGTAGAATTTAATCCCCAGTTTTTTGATGATCTATTTCCGGATGTAGAAATGAGAATGAGAGTTCTCAAAATGTATCCAGAGGAGTTTGCCAAAGCTTATGTTGCTTATAAAAAGATGAAACTTAACCAAAAGGAAACTGATGGAAGTCGTGGCTGGTGGTTACTAGATCCAGACTATGCTTTTAAGATGAATCTTAATGGTAAAGATTATCCTTTATTAGTAACTATAACTCCTAAAATTTTGGAATTGGATGAAGCCCAAGATCTAGATCGCCGCAAGATGGTCCAACAGTTGTTAAAGGTTATTATTCAGAAGTTACCTCTTGATAAGAATGGCGATTTGATATTTGACGTTGATGAAGCAAAAGACATTCATAATAATACAGTATAGATGTTAAAACGTGCGGTTGGTGTTGATGTTATGACAACATTTGCAGAAGTTGATGTTGCCGATTTAGCAGATAAGAATACTGCTACGACACGTGATGAACTTGAAAAGGTTGAACGTACTGTTTATAATGAAGCTGGTGTTTCTCAAAACTTATTTAATTCTAACAGTAACTTAGCTCTTGAAAAGGCTAGTGCTGTTGATGAAGCAAGTGTGCGGGACTTGGTATTCTAGTTTGATGAATTATTTACTCGCATCTTGCGCAATAAATTCCCAGGCAATAAGAAATGGTGCTTGCATTTCATAATGCTTGAGACTACTATTAATAATTATAAAGAATTGTCCAAACTCTATAAAGAGCATACGCAACTTGGTTTCTCCAAAGTATTACCATAGATTGCGCTTGGACATTCACAGAGTTCTATTTATGCTACTGCTTATTTCGAGAACAATGTAATGAAATTACAAGAGTTAATGATTCCGCCTCTTATGAGTTCTACGTTGCGCGGTGCCGATGTTTTACCGGGCAAAGATGGACAAAATGCTCAATCCGCAGCTAATTAGGCTGGTAAGCAGATTCAGGCTGCTGCGGGAGATAAGAAAATGGGCAGACCTGAAAAAGAGAATGAGTAGAAATCTGATAAAACTATAGCTAACCGTGAAGCTGCGGGAAAGGAGTGAGTTAAGTGCCAAAACATATTAGTATTCCTGTTGAAGGAACAGTTGAATTGCTTAATGTGGCTCCTATTGCAGATAATCCATTATTGAGTCATTGTGACATTAAAGTTTGCTATTTAGGTCAAAATCGTAATGGCAGTGTGATTGATAAAGGTGCCGCTATTAAAATGGCAAAGACCTTACTTGGTTGTCCTATTGCTGGATTCTATGATAATAAGACTGAAGATTTCTCTGGTCATAATCGTAGTATTGAAGTAGGCGACGGCAAATTTAGAATTGTTGATAAGACCAAGGCTTATGGTTTTGTTGATTCATCTTCTAAGATTTGGTTCTAGGACTTTTTAGATGATAATTCTGTTCAACGTACTTATTTATTAACTGAAGGGTACTTATGGACAACTTTATATCCAGAGTCTAAAAGAATAGTTGAGAATGGAAATAATTAGTCTATGGAGTTAAATGAAGATACTTTAAAAGGATCTTGGACATTTGACGACAAAGGACTTCCCAAATTTTTCATTATTGATGAAGCAATGATACAAAAGCTTTGTATTCTTGGAGAAGACGTTGAGCCTTGCTTCGAAGGCGCGGGTATTGCAGCACAATTCTCATATGATGGAGACTTCAAGAATCAATTATTCTCCTTAATGGAGGATATCAAAACTGCGTTAAGCAAAGGAGGATTTATTTCTATGGAAGATAACAAAAATTTAAATGATCCTACTTTGGAAACTCCTGATACTAACTTCAAGAAGAAGGAAGAAGAAGACGAAAAGAAGGAGAATCCATTTCCTCCAAAGAAGGATGAAGCAGGCGATAAAGAAGATAAACCTGCTGATGGCGAAGATAAGAAAGAAGAAGATGAAGACGAAAAGAAGAAGAAGGTTCCTGCAAAGCACGAACTCTCTAATGATGAAATAGCTGAATCTGAACTTTATAAAAATCTTGCCATTCAGTTCACTGAACTCCAGAAGCAGTTCGATGCTTTAAAGGCAGAAGTTGAACCACTTCGTCAGTTCAAAGTTGATGCTGATCGTAAAGCAAAAGAAGATATGATTAATAGTTTCTATATGCTTTCCGATGAGGACAAGAAAGATTGTATCGAAAATATTGATACTTATAGCCTCAATGATATTGAAGCAAAACTTTCTATTATTTGTGTTCGTAACAAGGTATCTTTTAACCTTGATGACGATAAAGAGGAAGATAATACTTCCAAAAAAGAGCCCATTATTTATAATCTAAATGGTAATGATGGTGAGGATAACGCACCTGCTTGGATTAAGGCTGTGCGCGAAACCGCCAAAGAAATGAACTAATTTTAATAAAGGAGGAAGCTACGTATGGCTTTTACAAGATTATCCCCAGAAGCTAATTTCGTACAATTAGGCTTCGGTCAGGTCGAGCCAAACCATCTCAGTGCTCAGAGAACTGCTGAAATCTATGCTCAGTTACCAGTTGCAGCAGGCATTGACATTCTTGAGAATGGTCAGTTTGTCAAATATGACTACGCTAATGGCGCTGTAAACTTCACCGGTCCTGGCGAATGGATGCTCGTATTCAATGAAGTTAAAGTTTATCGTGATCACGAAACCGATCAGGATTTCGCTATGATCCGCCGCGACTACAATGGTCGTGTTTATAGTCCAGTTGGTGTTGGCGCCGCTGCTGGCGAATGGGGTTCTGCCCAGGGTATTAATGGCGTTGGTATTAATGGTTTTGCAAGTTCCGCAGATTGGGATATGATGAAGAAGATTCAGGCTCAGGTTGAGATCTATGAAGACGCTCATAATAATCCAGCTGGTCAGGCTCCTGACTATGGCCGCAACCATTATGCTATTGGAAACAGCTATGAAGTTGAAAAGTTAAATATTCCTCAGATGGCTGATTATGCTCGCCCAGATCGTGCTGGTAATGTTCCAAGCGCTCAGGGTTACAATGCTGATAATAAAGCTGGTTTGATGGTTCCTCGTGTATTCAAGACTCACGAAGGCGACATCTTCACCACAAATACTATTGCTGTTAAGGAAGGTACTAACCTTATTCTTGGTGGTATTCTTCGTCCTAACGCACATGGTTATCTTACTAATGATACCGCTGTTACCGGCGACTTCCAGTGGCAGATTGTTAAGATTTATAATCTTGGCGATATGCAGAGAGCAGTCAAGGTAATGAGAATTAAGTAATAAGGAAAGGAGAAAAAGTCAATGTTAGATAGAAATGAACTTTTAAAATTGATGAAGGCAACTGCTAAAGCTGACCGCTC